ACATAAGGATATAAACAATACGGGATCCGACTGGATATCTTCATTTCTTATTGGTGGCTCAGCTGTAGCAGGAATAATGCTATCTGGTTACCTAAATGATATGTTTATCTCAACTGCACCTAAAGTTACAGCGCCAAGTAATGAAGTTAAGCAATGGGGAGCTCAAGGAGTATTAATAGCCGTTTCTCTTCTTATAGAATTAGGAGTAACCTATCTTGCTATACAAGATCAGTATGTTAATTCATCAAGTATAAGCCAGGAAGTAGATGATGCCTATAAAGATCTAGATAGCGATCCTGCTAAAAGAAGAGATATACTTACGGGCGCAGGTTATGATTATGATGCTCTTAGGAATAATCAAAAACACAATGATTATAATGCAGTAAAAGAATATTGTGTAGAATATATAAAAAGACAGCAAGATCAAAGTAAATATCATCACTGGGTATCTTGGATGAGCGTAGTATCTAACCAGGGAATGGTTAAGCATGCACTTGCTATGGCTCCATCGTTTTCAAATAAATGGAATAAAGTTTTAGAAAGTAAAACTGAACCAATTGATCCCCTAAAAGAAGCAGAAAAGCAAACTATCTCTTCNCTTAATAANGGATTAAAAAGCTATATATCTTCANTGTATTCTTTGAGTAATGATATGTATGATAAACTATATGGAACATTTAATTTTCAATTAGATGAGCGAGTATTATGTTGCATGCTATATTTCTTGGGTACCATTAGATGCTGACACACTTAAGATTATTTCTAAGGTATTAAAGCTAATGCTTGTAAGGGTCAATATAGACATGGGTCAATTGACAGCATTTCTTCTTGATGCAACTCTTACATCTATACTTAATATCGCAGCAACTTATGCAAGTAAGTTAATTAGCGAAATATCTGAAAATATAATGGATGTATTTTTTTCCTTACCAAAGAGTGACTTAGAAGCTATTCTTAAGCTTTGTGCAGGAATTGATATATTATTTAAGATCATAGATGCAAGTCTTCTTCAGATTATAAAATTTGTTGATGATCTTCTTGATCAGCTTAAAGCCTCAATTCAGGTTATAACTGGTAAGACAGCAGGAATGACTTCAATGATAGCAGACTCTAGGACTATATTAACTATAGCATCTATGCTTGACTCAATATCTAATAAGCTTGAAGAAGCAAATTCTGTTTGTGCAGTAAAAACTGAAAATAAAGATTTGCCATTTATAGATAATTATGGAGCTGCTGATGCAGCTATACACTTCGTTAGTATAGAAATGCCTGGATTGTTCCCAGTAATGAATATGAGCGAAGAGAATAGCAGGAAATACTTTAGAGATATATCTGGCTTTAATACATCTATACTTGATATTGAAATACCAGGAACGGACTCCAGTGGAAAACAGAAGAGGCCTTTAGCATTTAGTGATCCTGTAANAGATTGCGCAAATGAATCTAATGCAGCAGAGAGTATCGCGCTAGGAAGAAAACTAGCAGAACTATTTAAGACTAAGTAATTAATATGGGATTTTTTGATTTTTTTAAGCAAGGACAAAGCAAGAAAGAAGAGGATCAACTTCTACAGATAAAAGATTTAAAACTTGCTATAGGTAAGATAAAAAAGGAGCAAGAAAAAGAGGCACTTCTTAAGCAGGCTTTAGGACAGCGTAGAATGACACTTTCGCGTCCTCTTATATATTCTAATCCTACTACTCTTGCAGTAACTACTGGTAGAGATCAAAGACCTTATCATGGCCCTGTTCATGATCTATCAGAAATTGCATTAGCTATGGATGTAGAGCCATATGTTAATCAGTCTGTAAGAAAGCATAGAGAGCAAATCCTAAAAGAAGGATTTATTATTTCCGGTGAAGACGATGAAATGGTTGACTATATCAATAGAAGACTATTTGAAATATCACTTATATCTGGCGTTTCCACTAATGAATTTGTTAGAGAGTTTGCATATAATCTTGCAGCATATGCTACATCTTTTCTTGTGCTAAAAAGAGATTCTAGTAAAAGTTCTGGAAGAAGAATAATGTGGCACGGTAAAAAACTTGAACCTATAGCTGCTATATATCCCTTAGACCCTACCTCTGTTAGCGTAAAGCTTAATAAGTTAGGTCATCCCGTAAAATGGAAACAGGTTATAGATAGAAGCGCATCTAACGAGAGAGAGAGAACCTATGAAGCTACTGATGTAGTTGTTGCTACTATAGACAAAAAAGCAGGTTTTGTTTTTGGGACCCCTTATATTCTTCCAGTATTAGATGACGTAAGAGCTCTTAGAAGACTTGAAGAGCTAGCAGAGACTGCTGCTAGAAAATATGCTATTCCATCATCTCATTGGATGGTAGGAAATGATGAATTTCCACCACAGGTATTTGATGATGGCACTAGCGAAATTGGACTACTTAAGGCAGAGATACAAAATATGACCCCAGAGGGCGGCTTAGTTACTTCTCATAGAATAGCACACGAAATTATAAATGAAAGTGATGCAGTATTTGATATAGAGAAGTATATTAAGTATTATGAACAAAGAGTCCTTGGCGGCTTAAGATTGAGCCCTGTTGATATTGGAAGAGGAGATGTCTCTAAGGCAAGTGCGGGCGCAGTATCTCAATCTCTTCAAGACTCTTCAAGAGATTTTCAAGCTATTATACAGGATAGATTAACAAATGAATTAATTATTCCTCTTCTCTTAGAAGGTGGATTCAATATCAAGTATGATAATCTTGTTAAGTTTGAATTCCCTATGATAAATAGAGAAGAAGAGAGAGCCAACCAACAACATGGTGCAGACTTGTTTAATAGCTCTGTTATAAGTTGCACAGAATTTAGACAAGGTTATCTTGGCAAGAAAGAACTTGATGACGAGCAGAAAAAAGATACAAAAGCTGAACTTGATCATCAAAGAGCTAAAGAACTTCAGCAAATGTCAGAAGATACAGCAGCTAAACAAGCAAAAATTAAAGAATCAGCTAAGTCTGCTATTCAAAATAAAGTTAGACCAGCAAATCAAACCGGCAAAAAAGCTATCAAAACTAAAATTACTGCAAATAATAGCTTAACTGAAGATACGTTTTTATATAAGAATGTTATTACTGTAGAGCTTAATAAAAGAAAATCTTTAATAAATATAGACAGCGTTGAAGATGATGCTAGAGCTTTTTTTGATAACCTACATGTAGTATGTTCATTTGATAGTAAAAAGTATCTTATGAATTCTATTAATCAAGGTATAAAAGATGGTCTATCTTGTATAGATTTAGAATCTTACAATATACCAAAGAAGTCTTTGGATAGATTCTTTAAGAATTATATTGGAAAGTCAATTAAGAAAATTACTGATGGTACTTTAAGATATATAACCAACAGTAAAGAGTTTTCTGATAATGTAGAGGTTGGGCTTACTTCAGCTTTTGATCAGCTTGAAGACGATCTTCATTATCTTGCAGAAAAACAAGTTGATATTGCTTATAAATTCGGTTTTTCTAGAGCTCTTAAATCTGGTGGAATTACCGAATTTTATCTTTCTCCTGATGAAGATGAAGCATGTGATACATGTAAAAGCAAGGGAGACGTAAAAGTCTCTCTCGAAATGAAGGATATGCCATATCACATATTATTGTCTACGCATAATCTTTGTAAATTTAATCCTTATATAAAAGAAGAATAAAATATAGTCGGAATATATTCAGAACTCATATGGTTAATAAACGTAAAGACTTACGATTGGAAGAGCTAGAAACCGCTGAAGAATTATACTACGAAGAAAAAAATAAAATTCGTAAATTAAAAAATNCTACGTGAAAAGAAAATACCACTAGACCTAGGAAAAANNAAAAGACGCATTAAGAATGACAAAGCCTAAGTTTCAGATAACAGACAATTTAAATGTCGATTTCAAGTCACTAAGACCTGATGCCTTAGACTTGTTCTCAGATGCTATTGATGCAAAGAATGAAAATCCTGTTCTTTCTGCTTCAATTGATGCTACACACGCTGGAAGACTTACAAACATGAGAGTCTATCCTGGCGCTAGAGTAAAGCGTTCTATGAAAACGTTTTTAGAACCAGTTGGAAAACCAGTTCTAAAGCATCATGACTCTAGATCAGATCCTATAGGTAGAGTAGCGGGCGCCAAATTTATTCAACTTAAAACTGGTAATGATTTTAAGTTTGATTATAAAACTCCTGATAAGGGTCAAGGCTCCGGCTATATCCAGCTTGACCTGAATATAATGCAACAGGATGCCATCGAACAATTTATAGACGGTAGAATTCAACAGTTTTCTACTAGTCAACATTTCCAGGATGTATATTGCTCTGTATGCGGTAAGAACATTGCTGATGAAATGTCTATGTTCTGGAATGATCATGAGCATAAAGTAGGTGAAACCTACAAAGTTAAAACAGGTAAAAAAACAAAAGATTATCTTTGTTATCTTATTACTGGAGATTTAGAATATGTAGAAGTATCTCCAGTTAATATACCTGGTGATAAATTCACAAAGCTCAATAGTTTTAAATTTATTGGGCCCTCAAAAGACAGTGACTGGGGTATTATGGAGTGCTTTGATGACTCTATCGCCTCGGTCAGTTCTATGTCCCTATCTGTCGGAGCTGACTCAGTTGTTGATCTGCTCGCTGGCAGTTACAATTCGGCTGATGATAGAAAGACCTTAACAGGTAAATCTATTATAGCCGTATCTCCACTGTTTACAGACTTAATTGAAGATCAACAAGAAGAAAACGATATGACTGATATAAATAAAGATACTTCTGAAGAAGTAAAAGACAAAGAAACTATTGAAACACCTGAATCGTCTGCGGCCAGCGACGAATCAGTGGATAACTCAGGCCAAGATGGCGATGCTAAGGAAAAGGAAGGTGTCGTAGCCCCTAAAACTGAAGTTGAAGTCAATGCCGAGAGTGATCAAGGTGGTTTAAGTGATAAAGCTCTTAATGTTTCTCTTGAAGCAGTAACAGCTCAGCTTGAAACACTTAAAACTGAGAAGGCGGAAGCCGACTCAAAGATAACGCGTCTTGAGGCTCAGCTTGCCGAAAAAGATGAAGAGATTGATAGACAAAAATCTTTAGCAACAGATAGTCTTTCAGAGACTAAGACTGCTCTTGCTGGACAATTGTTAACCTCTCGACTCATTCTTCGAAAGGCTGATGTTGCATCGATTGAATCAAAAGACGAATATGAGGAGAAGTTGAAAGTATTTTCAGAGAGAAAATTAGATTCTCTTAAGGATTCGCTTTCTGACATTTCTATTGAAGTAGCTGAGGCTATGAAGGAAATGGGTGTAAAGACTTCTGCTGATTTTGCTGCTGATTCTATCGAAGATGACGTTACGAGCATCGCTTCTGATAAAAAAGAAGTTCATGTTGCTCCAAAGCCTAAGTCGAAAGACGAAGCACTCAAATCATTATTAGATTAACCCCTTAAATTAATAGGAGACTAAACTATGGCGTTTAGAACCCCAAGAGGATACGCGGTCAATAGGCCTCCGTATCAAGAAATTTCTGAGGGCATTAGACCAGAAGCTGGCACCGTTCCAATGGAAGCATATACAGGATTGGCTCCTGTGCGTGTTGATAAACTTCATGACGATCCTATCGTTCTTGATGCTGGAACTATAGTTGGTATCGCCACTGGTGGAACTGCTGCTGGTAAAATTTTCCCTGCACATGCTGTAACGGGTAATATTACTATGCATTTCCAAACAAGTGACAATACCGACTGGGGTCTTCCTGCTGCTGACGTAACAACTACGGCTGCCGCGGTTACCGCTGGTCCTGTCCTTCCACTTGGAATAGTAACCATGCCGGTCTATTCCTTCTTCCTTCAAGAGCAGTATACAAACTATACTCGCAATGTTAACGTACCAATCGTTACTGATTATCTTATCCAAATACCTGTAACTACCGAAGAAGAAAGACTCATTGCGGCTGGCGATCTTGTCCAGTTTAATGACGTTGCTTTACTCGGTGAATATGGTAGACTTGGTAGTCTTGCAGATAGAGCCAATTTACTTGGTCGCTTTAAGAAATGGGATGGAACAGCTGGTACCATGAATATGGTTGTTGGTCGTTGCTATCAAAACATTGCTTTTGCTGACGGTACTGCATCTGCTGGTACTGTTCTTTATACAGACACTACTCAGTCTCTTACGACTGCTGGTGCATCTGAATTCAAAGGTCTTGAGAGAGTGCAAACTGTCGATGGACTGGGTAATGCTGGATCTGGTACCGCTGGAACGCCTTCTTGGCTTCGTAGCGCTGTAGCCAGTTCAGCTGGTACTTATAACGCTCTGACAATCCTCGTTAGACTTTAAGAAATAGGAGTAAAATAAAATGGATTATTTTAAAAAGCTTACTTCTGAACAGCTTAATGTCTTCGACGAAGCTCAAAGAGAAGTAGTAATAAAAATGCAGGACTCTTTTGAGTCTGCAGTAGATACGATAAAAGCGCAAGCTGTTCAAGCCGTAAAAGACGACCTTGGACAAGATACCAGTGTAATTGGTATGGACGAAAGACAGCTTGCTTATCACAAAGATTCACTTAAGGTGAAAGCCGTAAAGAATCTTTGGAAAGACAATGGAGTAATGCGAGGCGTTGAAGGACGCATTGGTATTACTGATCTTATTGAGAAGGATAGAGAGTACTCTCAGAAGCTTCATGCTTCGGATAACTTCTCGAATGATCATCCCCTTCTTATTCCTCGTGTTATTAGTGAAGTCGTAAAAGAGGCCATTGAGCCTAATATCGTCCTCACTGGTCTTCTTCAGAGAATTAATTATCAACACGGTACTCAACTCACCTTCCCAAGTGTCGGTGCTTTCAGTGCTNCTGATATCCCTGAAGGCGGCGAATACCCAGAAAGAAGCCTCGACTTCGCTGGTCAAGTAGTCGCCACGATTGGTAAGAGCGGTGTTGCCGTTAAGATGACCGAAGAAATGATTCGTTACTCGCTTTATGACGTAATGAGCATGCATCTTCGTGCAGGTGGTAAAGCTCTTATTCGTCACAAGGAACAGAAGGTTGCTGATCTTATTATCTCTAACGCTGGTGGTGCTAACACCATCTTCGATAACACTTCAGCTTCTTATCCTTCGACAACTGGTCGTGATGCGTCTGGTGCCTACAATGGTACTATTACGCTCGATGACCTTCACAAAGCGTATGCAGGATTTGTTGCAAAAGGCTTTACGCCTAATGCCCTTATCATGAACCCATTCGCGTGGTCTATTTTTGCTGATGAAGCATTGATGCGCGCCTTTGGTTTCCAAAATGGTGGTGGAATGTGGCAGGCCCTTCAAGGTGCTCCTGGCGCAGCTCCTCAGTGGAGTAATGGAGGGTTCGGTAACGGACTGCTTCAGAACACTACTGTTGGCGATCCGCAGCAACTTGCATCTACCTTTACTACGGTTCCGGGTATGTTCCCATATGCGTTCCGTATCATAGTAAGCACATACATGCCGTATGATGCTACTAATAACACCACGGACATGATCCTGTGTAGTGTTGATGAATTAGGCGTCCTTGTTGTAGATGAGGAAGTCAATGTAGATAGCTGGAATGACCCAGCGCGTGATATCATGAAGGTAAAACTTCGTGAGCGTTATGGACTTGGAAGTATGAATCAAGGACAAGGATCTGGCCTTATTAAAGGAGTAAGCCTTGCCCGTAGCTTCGACTTCGCACATAACATTCAGACTACAGTGGCAACTACTGGTCTGACTGACTTACTGACTGGCGATGCGTCATTCAGTGGCGTAGTGTAATCCAGCTTAACGAGTGAATTGAAAACCTAGGGCCCTTGAGGTACCCCCTCGGGGGCCCTAACTTATTTTAGGCAGTAGAATAAAATGGCAAGAAGAACAAAAGCACAGATAGAAGCAGA